GGAATCGGCCAAGGGCGTGCCAATCCAGATGATCCTCACCGGCAATCCGGGCGGGGCGGGCCAGCACTGGATCTCAGAGCGATACAAGCTGATACCGTTTCCGGCCAAGCCGTGCTCGGTGGAGGTGGAGCGGGCCTCCGGCATCAAGAGCATCGCTGCGGTCATTCCGGCGCGCATTACCGACAATGTGGTGCTCTTGGACAAGGATGCCGGCTATGTCGATAGGCTGCGGATGGTCGGCTCGGCGGCGCTCGTCAGGGCGTGGCTGGAGGGCGACTGGAGCGCGATAGAGGGAGCCTTTTTTGATTGTTGGGATAGTAAGAAACATATCGTCGCGCCGTTCGCTGTGCCGAAGGATTGGCTGCGCTTCAGGAGCTTTGACTGGGGGAGCGCGGCGCCATTTTCTGTAGGCTGGTGGGCAGTTTGCGGCGATGAGTTAAAGGGAATTCCGAGAGGCGCGCTCGTCCGCTATCGAGAATGGTATGGTGCGACGGGCGACAAAGGACTGAAGCTCACGGTCGAGGAAGTGGCAAAGGGCATCTTGGAGCGGGATGCCGGCGACAAGCTGACGTATTCCGTGGCCGACCCGGCAATCTTCGCGGAGGATGGCGGACCTTCCAGAGCCGAGATCTTTTCACGCCTAGGCGTGCATTTCAGTCGTGCGGACAATCGTCGTGTGGCGGGGGCTGGTGCCATGGGTGGCTGGGACGAAATGCGCCAGAGGCTGAAGGGCAAGGACGGCAAGCCAATGCTCGTGGTCTTCGAGACGTGCCCGGCGTTCATTCGCACCGTGCCGGTGCTTCCGCATGACCCGAAAAGGGCCGAGGACGTGGACACCAGCGCGAACGATCACGTCGCGGATGAGGCGCGGTATGCCTGCATGTCGCGTCCCTGGGTGCCGGAGCGTGAGGCGCCGCAGAAAAAGGGCGACGGCACGGGATATTCAGAGAAGGAAACTGACAGCTACAGCATCAAGGCGCTCTGATGAAGGAACTGCGTCACATCCGGCGCTCGCGGGAGCGCTGGCAGGCTCGCCGTGCCGCTAGGGCTGCGTGGTGGAAGCTGCAGGAGCCGGTGGACAGCTATGGCATGCGCGTCTGGCTGGACTGGGCACGGAGTGCGGTAGAGCCAGAGGTGGAGCATCCACTCGAAAGCTATGTCCGGCGCATGAACCGTGATTATTGGCGTAAAGAGCTTGGGCTTGCGTAGCCCATGCCCGGCTGGCCTGGTGGACTTGGCAACCGACTGCAGGACGGGCGGGCGGCGGTAGACCAGGGGCTGGGCGATCGGCTGCAGGACGTCTGGAACTACCTGAAAAGCAATAGTTCCATTGCCCGCATGGCCGATCCGCGCACGAGTCCCATGGGGCCGGCGGCCATCGCCAGGATGTTTGCTGATCCAGCCGGAGAGACAGGGCGGCAGGTGGAGACGGGAGAGCAACTAGCGAAGCCGTTCACGCAGTTCAACGACCCGAATGTCGATCCGGTGAAGCAGGCGGCCGATCTGGCCCTGACGGCAATGGGCGGGTCGAGCGTGGTGCCGGCAGAGGCAAATGCAGTAGGCACAGGAATAAGAACACGGCTCTATCACGGCTCGCCGCGCGCCGATCTCAAGGCGCTGGAGCCATCGACGCGCGGTCCACTGGGCGAGGGGGTTTACACAACGCCGCATGAGGGGCTGGCAGGCAGGTATGCCGGCGAAGAGGGGCGGACGTACGCCCTGCCCGAGCGTGAGCGGGATATTTTCCTTGGGCATGGCCACAGGACGGACGAGGAATGGGCAGGCTTCAAGCGCGACAAGGAGCGGCTACTGGAGGCCGCCGAGCCGGACAAGAAGCAGGAGCTTTCGGCACTGCTCGACAGGATGTGGTCAGGTGACGGCTATCCGACGTTCGCGCGCATCAGCCAGATGTATGGGGGTGATGCAAAGGCTCACGAGCTTTTCAGGCGGGCGGGCTTTGAAGGACTTTCCGGGCAGGTAGACGGCCCGGAGGTGCTGCTATTCGGCAAGCAGGGATTGGGCATCAAAGCCTACCACGGCAGCCCGCACGACTTCGAGCGCTTTGATAGCTCGAAGATCGGCAGCGGCGAGGGCGCACAGGCTTACGGGCACGGGCTGTATTTCGCCGAGAATGAGGGTGTGGCAAGGAGTTACAAGCCTGGAGCGAATGCAACGTATCTAGCCAACGACGTTGTGAAGGGGCACGTCGCGAGCGCTTTGAAGTCTGCGTATAAAGCAGGTCTTTCTGGGCAGGAGGCGAAGAAGGAGGCTCTGCGGTATCTTCAGGAATATGCTGATAACGCGGGCCAGAGTGCGCGGAGGCAAGAGTTTCACGACGCTATCAACAACTTCGACGCTCTCTCCGACCTCGGTCACATGTATGAAGTGGACATCGCCGCCGATCCCGAGCACTTCCTCGATTGGGACAAGCCGCTGAGCGAGCAGCCGAAGGTTCAGGCGGCGATTGAAAAGGCGGGCTTGCCTACGAAGCGTGAGAGCAAATGGTATGCTGAGAAGATCGGTCGTGAGCAGCGCCCCGTCTGGCACAACAACCGCTATTACATTTCGCAAAACGGCCCGAAAGACTTCGTTTACGGGAAGGGCAGTCACTACGATCAGACTGGCGTGATAGGCTTCGCGTCCACAAAAGAAGCGGCGCAGAAAGCTCTTGAAGACGCAGCCATGGAGATGCCGCCGAAGACGGGGCAGGAGGTTCTTCGCGATCTAAAGTATAAGACGGTAGGCTACGGGCCGGATTATGGGCCACAATCCTCTCAAGTTCTCCGTGAAGCGGGCATACCTGGCGTCAAATACCTCGACGAGGGCTCGCGCGGCGCAGGTGACGGCACCCGCAACTACGTCGTCTTCCCCGGCAACGAGCACCTGATCGCCATCCTGAAGAAATACGGCCTGCCCATTTCCGCCGCCGGCCTGGCCGCACTCTCGCAGATGCAAGGCGGAGAGGCGCAGGCGCAGCCGCTGGGCGATCGCCTGCAAAGAGGCAAATAGCTAATGGCCTTTGTGGACTACCAGCGCTCTGGCCCTTCGGCCACGGCGGGCGGGAGCTATGGCGAGGACGAGGACGAAAGCCAGTCAATCACAAAGCTCAGAAGACAATACACCGACTGGTCCTCCTCCAAGCGCGCCGAGATCGAGGAGCAGCGGCTAGCCAGGCATTTCTACCACGGTGACCAGTGGTCCGCCGAGGAAATAGCCACGCTGAAAAAGCGCAAGCAGCCGGTCATCACCTTCAACCGCGTCAATCGCAAGATAGACGGCGTGGTCGGCACCTTAAAGAAACTTTGGCAAGATCCGAAAGCATTTGCGAGAACCCCGAACCACGATCAGGAGGCGGAGATTGCCACTGAGGCGCTCCGCTATGCGCTGGACCGGGCGCGCTGGAAGAGCGTCGGCATCGAGGCCACCCGCAACGCCGGGCGTGAGGGCATGGGCATTGTGCAGATGGTGCTGGAGCAGGGCGACCAGCAAGACGCTGAGATTTCCCTGCAGGCGATCGACGACGACTGCTTCTTCTACGATCCACGGTCCTACCGTCCCGACTTCTCTGACGTGCGCTATCTGGGCGTGGCCAAGTGGCTCGACCTGGAAGTGGCGCAGGAGATGTATCCCGAGCATTCCGACGAGCTGGAGGGGCTCCTGACGTCAGGGGGAGATATCGAAAGCTGGGCGCAGCAGGACAGGGAACGCCGCTGGATCGACGTTGAGCAAAAGCGGGTGCGGGTCATCGAGCATGAGTATGTGCGTGGCGGCGAATGGCACGTCTGCCACTACTCCAGCACCGTAAAGCTCGCCTCGGCGCCGTCTCCCTTCGTGGACGACAAGGGCAAGAGCGGCTCGTCCTTCCTGGCCTTCAGCGCATACGTCGATCACGACGGCGACCGCTACGGCTTCGTGCGCAACATGAAGAGCCCGCAGGACGAGATCAACATGCGGCGCTCGAAAGCGCTGCACCAGCTCAATACCCGCCGCATGCTGGTCCGTAAGGGGGCCGTCGAGAACGTCGAGAGATTGAGAACTGAGGCCGCCAGGCCCGATGGCGTGCTGGAGTTCAATATCGAGGGCGGCCTTTCCTTCGAGGACAGCGCCAAGGCCCAGGAATGGCAAGGCCAGATGGAGATGCTGGCTGAGGCGAAGTCCGAGATCGAGAATTACGGCCCGACGTTGGTCGAAAAGGGCATGGAAAAGAGCGGCCGGGCTATCGCTCTCCTGCAGCAGAGCGGGCTGGCGGAACTCGGGCCTTTCCTCGATGGCTGGTCCGACTGGAAGCTGCGTGTGTATCGCGCGATGTGGGCGAACATCCGCAAGCACTGGACGAGCGAACGCTGGATAAGGGTGACGGATCGGCAGGAGGCCGCGCAGTTCGTCAAAATAAACGAGCTGCAGATCGACCAGTCAGGCCAACCGGTGATCAGCAATCAGATTGCGGCGCTTGATGTGGACATCATCCTCGACGAGGCGCCGGACAGCATCACCACGATGCAGGACACGTTCGAGCTGCTGCAGTCGCTTGCTGCGGCTGGCGTGCCGATACCGCCGCCGATCGTCATCAAGATGTCGGGCCTGCCGGCGAGCACCAAGAAAGAAATCCAGGGCATGCTGGAGCAGGCACAGCAGCCGGACCCGATGCAGGAGCAGGCGAAGCAGGTCGCGCTGGACGTGGAGAGCAGCAAGGCCGGCATGAACAAGGCCAGCGCACAGGAAAAGATAGCGAGCGCCGCGAGCAAGTGGGCGGACATTTCCATGAAGCCCGACCAGCACGCGCAGGGTCAGCAGCAGGACGACCGTGGTCATATGCTGGAGCAACAGAAGGGCGACCGCAGCCACCAACTGGCGCAGCAGGACTTCGT